TCTATTGCCTTCTACTTGTAAGGAGGTACCTTGGGATTGTGTAAACATTCCGCTTAGGCCTTCAATAACATTAGGTAGAATAGTAGTTAAAAAATTAGATGTAGCCATGTTATATGCTGCCCCCCTCAATAGACCCGAATAACCCAGTTATCATCAGGGGTAATGGATCGCTAAAGGTAATAGTTACTTGTGTTGATGTGCTCCAATCAAGCGGGCCATATATTAAATCACCGCTGTAGAGGGGCACTGCCAAATCTTGTTCGTCTGCTGCGCTACGGGCGGGCAGGAAGCTGCCATTAAGTGCAGGCTTGGCAGATTTATACACGCGTAAAATTGGCCTAACCCAGCGAGTCCTTTGCCCCACCATAGGCCCTAACCCAACATCAAAAGTATCCTCTAATGTTGTTATAGTGGTTGTGTAGGGAAGACCTGCTACAACCTCATATGATAGTTTATCTAATGTGATTGATCCCGACGTGACAGTTTTATTTGGGTGTGACGCACCGTCTACTCTTAGCTGAACTGATTTACCTTCTAGATGACTAAGGCCGCTAATAACAGTCACTAACTTATGGGCCTCGCCTCCTGAGCTATAAGCAGTAAAAGCAGTTCCATTAATATTGTTGCCGCTAACGTCTGTGAGCTCAAATGTGTTGGTTGTTTTATTTGCCACTAAATAGGTTTTATTATTTAGTTCAGTCATGCCTAGAACTTCTATAATCTTAATTTTATCGCCATCTACGTAGCCATGAGCAGTCGCGGTAATAACTACTGGGTTAGCGGCTGTAGCGCCTGTTATTGCTTTAGGGGCGCTGTAGGTTAAAAAGGAATCACTAAAACTATCTAGGTTGTCCTCACCTGTAGAGTTGTCAAAAAGCTCAATATAACGAACTGTGGAGCCGTTTACCGTTCTTTTAACAACTACCCATACCTCACTAGTGCTTCCATTCTCTATAGTCTGTACGGACTCGTACGTTCCATCTGTGGTGTATTTAGTCCACCCCATGACTTCTTGCTCTCTAATAAACGTACCTACTAACAATGACCCATCCTCTGTAACACATATAATTTGGGAGTCAGGCTCTTTAGCGTATGCTAACTCTTTAATTAAGCCTGAGGTGATGTGCTCGGCCAAGAATGTAAGGTCCTCTGATTTATACCCATCTGTGTTGAAGTCATAATTAAAGCTTCGTAGTTTTTTCTGGGAATTCTGTATAAACAATAACTCGCCTGCTGCTAATACAGGAGTTTGCGTTATTCCGCCATGAGAGGTTCGATTGACCTGCCCAATATTATCTGGTGTTAGCGCGGATGTAGTAGACGACCCCTCTATAGTTACTTCCGAGCCTGCCGTACCGATAATTAATGTTCTTGCCGCCGCTGCCCATTTGATATCGTGGCTAGCGTTTAAATCTATTTCTAATGAGTCATCAGCATCAGCACCCACACCGAACCCGTCAAATATACCTGTTTCTGAAAGCCATACAGTTTGTGGTTGAGCTGTAGTTCCTGCCAGGACTAGTCTTTGCTGAAATATTGTAGTAGCCTTAGGCCAGCCTCTTGTGGCGTCCCATGCGGGAACCTCCATAGACCAGTTGCCAGTAGTAGCCTCACTAGTCAGAGACTTAAGAACTTCTGCTTTAGCGGAGCTATTAGAAGGCGTTGAAATAACTTGGACTACACCACCATTAAGCAATATATACTTGCCTATGTCCCCACTCCTGAATGTGGGTATAATAATATCGGTCAATACTTGTTGCGCTGTGCCTTGTGAGTTATATGTTACAGAATTTGTAGTATCTGTACTCTTAAGCTGGAAGGTTGTTGCTGTCGCGCCATCAACTATAAATACCGCGTCGTTTAAATCCGTCATACCAATAACATCTTTAATGACTACCTTCTGGCCATTACTTAAGCCATGCGCTGCTGAGGTGGTGACAACCGCAGGATTAGCTTTTGTAATAGCGGTTATAGTAGATGCAGTTCCTAAGGTGCCAGATGGGTAGGTAGATCGTAACGTGATAATTGAGCCTGCTGCACTGCCAGTAGGTTCTAGTTCAGTGACCGGACTTAAATCAATTACCCAGTCCTGTGACGCAATTGCACTAGTACTAGGGAAGTCCTCGACTATATCACATATAACTAATGTAGAGCTGCTGATGCTAATGATAGATGCCCTGCCTGTACCTACTAAATTCTTTATTTGTCTGCCTACGTCCCCCTCTAAGAACACCGCCGCGCCCGCCGTAAAGCTTATACTTAGCCCAGTAGTCGCGCCAGGTGTTATCGTCGTAGTTGGTTTTAGTCCTGCCTCATACGTTGGAGGCGGTGTTGGGTCTAAGGTTGCGATAGACCAGTTACCGTCTGTAATCCTAGTGAGTTTACGGGTTTCATGTGATGGGTGGGCCAAATAAATAATGTTACCTATTTGTGTAGGTACTATGTCGTCTAGCTGCGCTTCTGTATAAGGGGAAACTAACTCATATGGGGCACCTACTACGCCTTGATCTTTGAAGAACCTAATATATAGGTCACCTACTTCTAGTATTAAAGCATCAGTAATACTAAACTGAAATTTTAATAATCTAGCTTTTTTAGCTGCGTTTTTAGCGCTTGCTATATATTGACTGCCATTTCTTCGAATGACTGGCCCATGGCCTACTACAAAGCAGTTTAACGCAGTATTCAAGCCATTGGCGTATTTACTTACATCTATACGTGAGTACAGACGCGGGGATAGCTCTCCGGAGTTAAAGGATGTTTTTGTTAGTAGTTTTTTGGTCATTATCTAACGTCAATTAATGTGTCAAATGGGATAGTGTCTGGCGATCCCTGCTGCCCACTTATAGCGGCTGCCTCTCTCGATACCTTTTCATAAAGTAAGTACATATCCCTGGCCATGTCTTTTGAGCCTGTAGTAGGTAGGGCTAACTCTGCCGCCAGCCTAAAAACTAGAGCTTTTGTTAGCATTGGGCCAAATAGTTCTGAGTCAGTTACTCGGCCTATATATTTAATACTAACTCCGTTTAAATCTGTGAGTAGCTTATCGCCCTCAATCTTATATGTGTTGTCACCCGACTTAGCTTCATCTAAAGATAATACTTTTAAGCAATACGGGCTTGTTGGTAGTTGATATTCATAATCGAACTCAAACACCGGTGTATTCGTTGTTTTATTTAATGTGGCTCTGGTTATGGTAGTGGAGTACACCCCATCTGTCATTACCTCATCTGCAATAGTATCAAATAACAGATTACATAACTTCGCTTTGTCGGTATTGTCTGTTAAACTAATAATGGTTCCTGCCCCTACTTTCGTAAGCGACAGATTACATATTTGAACTTTACTTGCCATAATTTTACCTATATATGATTGGTGGGGCCCGACAACCCCACCCCACATATTTTCTTACGGTTCGATCACTTCTGCGATCCAGGAAATATCCCCCGCAGCGGCTGTGGCTGCTGCCGTAGTGACGTTTAAGCCAACATAACGAATCTCGTTATGCTCACTTTCTGCGCCATCGGCTGCAACAGTTTGGCCCATTGCGGTAATATTTCGTGCCTCAAAAGCTACCTCCGTCCCTGTCGTCACAGCGGCCTGCAGAACAATACTTGCGGACGCGTAAGCGTCAACATCTACTGTCGTTGCAGTGGTGCCTGCTGCGTCAACATCCTTGTATAGCCCTACGTCTGCTGCCAGTGTAGGCGTAGCGTTAGAGTCTAAGTCATCACAAAACAACCTGAGGCTCACTAGTCGTGAGGAGCCCCTAATAGGGAAGAGCATAATTTTATCTGCTGCTTCATCTATTGAAGTTGTTGCGATGGCCATAGTCCCTGCGTAGATTTTGGTCTTGCCTGTACCAGCACCAGCAATACTGTTATAAGTAACAGGGCTTGCTAGTGTGTTAGTGACGATCGTACTTGATGCTGTACTTGCAGTCATAATATATTACTCCTATATTATTCTTGAAAACGAACGTCAACAACTTTTTCGTCGTGAACACGTACGGCGCCAAAGGTAGCTTTTAACAAGATTTGCACATTGTCATTCTTGTCTGCTCGTTCTTTAACACTTAGTTTCATGTTCTGACCCATAGCCAAATGTAATGCCTTTTTAGTAAAGACAATAGCTGGCCTGTTAGTTGAAGCTGCTGAAGTACCTGCGTAAGATGAAAGTCGTTCGCAATGAATGATCTTAAATCCTGCGATTTGAGGTAACTCACCAGTCTCGTTTGGCAAGGTTGATACAAAGTCACGACTTACTAAACCAGTGTCGGTCAACAAATCTTCCCAACCTGCAGCATTAGTTGCTACAAAAGCTGTGTCTCTATCCAAGTCTACATTATTAGACAATAGAATTTTTCTAGCTTGTTTTAATTTAGCTAAAGTAAGACCTGCCGTGCTATGGGCGATTTGCTGTCCTGCTGGTAGAGCGACAGTCGTGCTGCCTGTTTCTCCGGAATTTGCATTACCGAGGAAAGCTTCTATGATTACATCGTCAATAGTTCGATTGAATTCACCTGCAATCTCTTGAACATATTCAGAGGTTGGGTCGGCTAACATTCGAACCTTATCTTCGTCATCGATCATATAAGCGCGAGCATACGATTTAGCAAACGCTACCCGTCTTGAATGATCTAAGTCGGAGATTGAGGTATCAGCATGTCTAGAAGAGACGACTGCTAAGGTTGCGTTCGGGTTATCCAAACGTTCAACGTTATAGTCTTTTCCTTTAGTTGCTTTTTCCGTTACTGACTGACGTAGTTTAGAAGACAATTGCTTAGATACTAATTCCATTACGGAGTTATACTGCCGTACGTGGGAATCTGTAATATTTAAAGCCATTTTTTAGTTCTCCTAATTATTACTATTATGCGATTGCATGTTAATAGGTTCTCCTTACGGGCCAATAAATGCATTTTCTTTGTAATAGGGTCTTTCGATTATCCCACTACTTAGATGGTATAAGCTGGTTCGCGAACAGCCTAACCGTTGTTTTCTTGTGTTGGATATGCCTGCTTAAACAGGTGATCCATATACTCCAAAGCCTCTGCGTGTTTGGTACTAGATGAGTCAAAATAAGCGTGCTTAGCATTACTCTGCACTTCATTAATACGTGCCTTAGCTTCATCGGGTGTAAGTCCGTATGTCACTTTATTCTCCCCAGATACATACCCGCCCTCTTTTAACGAGGCGCCTAGGTCTGATAGTGCGGCTATAACAACAGGGTTATTGCCTAATGGGCTAGCTTTAATCTGCGCTACCGCATCAGGGAACGTTTCTGCGTAAGAATCTAAGGCGTATTTAGCGCCTTGCATACGATTGTTGTAGTCATTGCCCCATTTTTCCTGTAGGACTTTTTGCGAAGTATTTTTATATTCTTCTAATTGATTCATTCGCCCTTTCTCAAATTCTACTAACTGGGCGGCTTGGTCAGAGGTTAGTCCAACCTTATGTGCCAGCTGTGAAAATTGATCAACCATATTGGCGTCGAACCCCGGGACGTTTTCTATTTGATAGCCATCAGGGCTGTCTGGCCTGCCTAGCTTTTTATATAGCGCATCTTGCCCCGCCGCATCGCTTTTATCCGGCAAGACAACAACATTCTCAATCTTTGTTAGTTTCTCTAAGAAAGATTTTTTATCCTCTTCACTAGCATGCTCTGATGGTATTCTTATGGACGATCCTAGCATTTGCTCAGCGCTTAAATAGCTTTTTGCTAAACTTGAAACATCGTTGAACTTAGCCAAACTAGGACTTTCTCTTAAGTCGTCTGGTAAAGCTGCATGAAAAGATTGTGCCGCAGCTGAGCCTTGGTCTACAGTAACACTAGCTTCCGCTGTAGTTTCTGTTGACCTAACATCTGCTTCTTGATCTGACATATAATAACTCCTCTAATCTACTGATAATTCTGTTAACACGTCTAGGTCGTCATCACCAGCTTTGCGCTTGGCGAAACTAACTAGTCTTTGGACTAACTCTTTTTGGCCTAAAAGATAAAACGTACCTTCCGTACTGATGCTGTAAGCACCAGAGGTTGTACATGTCTTAGCTAAGGCCGAGCCTGCCGCGTACTCCTGTACTAGAAACTTTAAAATTAATTTACCTTCTTCAGAGGAGCAGGCATCTTGCAGCCTCTTGTACCTCTTACTAGCCTCATCATTTAGTTGTTGGTGGTTCATTTACTACTCCTGTCTTTGCCGCAACATCCCCCAGGACTTGTGCGGATTGTAGTGCTAATTGAGCTTGTTGGGCTTTTGCCCTTTCCTCTCTTAGTGCCTGTACATCCTTATCGTTCATTACTGCAGACTCTGGTACGCCCCGTGTTTTTGCAATAAATTTAATTATTGCATCAGCATTAACGTAATCCAATGCTTGTGGATTAAGTTGTGCGAGCTCCATGCTCTCTTGTATCCAACGACGAATATTATTAATCTCGTCAGTTTGCTGCGCTCTTGATAATTGATTAACAAATGTTATATCAATATCTACGCCCAGACGTTGCAC